GGGCAGTGCCGAGTGCTGTGACTTTGGCCGTCGTGACCGCACCATCAGCCAACTTGCCCGTGGTGACCTGTAGATCGCCAATGCCAGCAGTCGGGGCTATTACTTGCTGATATGCGCTGCCGTCAAATACCTGCAGTGCTCCGCTAGTGCTATTAAAAAAGCCGCGCCCTTCAAAGTTGTCGCTTGCTGGTGCAGTGGTCTGCACTGCAATGCTGCTGTCATTTGCCAGTTTTGCAGCAGTGACGGCATCATCCGCTAGCGCCGTGGTGCCGAGCTTGGTGGCGCTGGACTGATCTAGCTTGTCGATGTCGATGCTGCCGGCATCAATCAGATCCAAGCCAGCATCAACCAGATCCTTGGCGGTGACCTTCTTGGTTTGGCTTGCGGAGATATCCGCAATCGGCAGTACGTCGGTGGCCGCAACGCCAGCCTTGGGCAAGGCTGTTAGTTGGGTAATCCGTTGGTCAGCCAAGGTTCAGCTCCGTGCTATGGACAGTTTAGTCCTCGGTTTCCTTAAGCAGGAAGTCGAGCGACTGCTCGATCTCGATGCGGTCATCGTCTTCTTTTAGGACGTAACCAGCAGGCTCGCCAATCAATAGGCGAATTTCGCCTGTCGTTACAAAGTCTATGGTACAGCGAATAACATCTTCACTGTTAACAGTTACGCCAGTTTGCGTAACTATTGCCTGCATTTCGTAGTAAACATTATCAAGCGATGAATTTAGTTCTTTGTCGGTTAAATACAGTGCCAGGTCAAATTCGCTACCGATGTCAACGCGATGGATGAGTTGTAGCATCAACAGCGGCGTTTCTTTGATGCCGGTAGTCGTGTAGTCGAATAGGCAGTCGATAGAACCGCTGCCGCTAATGATGCCGGCTGAATATTGCTTACGAAATTTGTCGCTAAGGCTAGTTGCGTCGATGGTTTCGCGGTCTGTATTCAACGTATATCCCGTGACGTTGCCAAGTACGTTTTTTGATATGTCACGTACGTCTACAGAGATGGGCAACGCAGCGCCAGCAAATGCAGCTAACGTTAGCTCCGCAGAGCGATTATTGTTGACGGCGTTTTCAAATTGATAGAAGAAACGCAATCCACCTACGGCATTTACATGCACATACGCCGAAATTGATGGCTCCACAATGGCTGATGACCATGATGATGCATCAAAACAAACCAGGCCACGGGCATCCTGGGTGCTGATATTAATGCGGTCACCTGTAATTAAGTTGTCTGCGGCCTTATCAAAACTGAGACGATTTAGTGTGGTATTTACGTCGTCAGGCTTGATTTCATCTTCTAACACAGCAGATGGCACAGCAAAACCACGCTGTAAGCGAATATTACCGTGGTTGCCAAGAAAGACTGCCATTACACTACAACGTCAATGAAATCTCCGTCCATCGTAAATTGAATCGGCACTACGCTTAGCTCGCCTGTGCTAACTGATACTTGGGCGCTGGTAATGTAAGCGTTAAGAATAATATCGTCAGCAGCAGCGCCGCCTACGTTTAGCTCCAGCAACACGCGATCTGCTTCTTCAGCAGCACCGCTTTTCATGATCTTATTTAGCAGTGCCGTGAACTGCGTGAAGTTTGCACTTTCACCTGACTCCAAGCGGTAATACATCAAAGTGGCGCTGCCGGTGGCACCTTTAATGCCGGGGGTAAACGTGTTGACGGCGCTGTCGATGGCATTAGTGGACAGCAACTCTACAGTCGTATCCAGGGACCAGTCGCGGATTTTGGCCACAGGCTTTCCAGAAAAAACCAAGGACCCGCTGCGACCTGTGTAAAACGCCATGACTAGAGCCTTTTGCTAGCAGTTTAGCGGATGGTGAACAGACCGTCAGTAAAGTCAGCAATCAAACTATCACCGTTGCTGTCACAGGCATGTTCGATTGCTTTGACGCTGACTTCGCCCTCTTCGTTCATTTGTACCTCCGTGATACGGAAGACACGTTTGGAACGTACTGCTGTTCCAAGGACAAACAGCCAGCCATTGTAACTGGTCAAACTACTGGCGGTATTGCCTGTAATGCTGATGCTGTTCAGCGTGACCACAGTTGAACCTGATTTGTATAACAGTATATTGTATGTGCCATCTGGGATGGTGCCGGTTATAGGTGTATTGAGTACGCCAGCGGCTTGTACTGCTCCTGAATAAATGCCATTCCACTGGGCTTGTCCGATATCGACGTAGATATGTGCGCCAGGGCTTAGTACGCTGTCTGTTGGAAAAGTTTTGAATTCGATTGCTTTGCGGATATGACGTCGTTGATTACACATCAACTTTGCAAACATGATGGCTTGCGTGCGGTTTGTAACAAACTGTGAAAGATCAAAGGTCTGGCGGACGGCTAAGGCTTCGGTAACTCCAACGAGATTTACGTCTACGGTGTTATTACGAGGAAAAACTCCGTCGCGCTCGGTGTCGCGGTAGATAATGGTGGCAATAAGATCTTGAACACTGCTACCATAATCAATAAACTCTTCTTTGTATGAATCTGCAAGAATGTTGCCTGTATTAAATATTGCTGAAATCGGCACGTGGCGAATGATATTACCAGCATTATCCACTGGCACCGCAGGCACTAGAGTTTCTTTACCGCCAATCCGCCCCAGTTCCAGCAGACTGAACGGAGCCACCTCGGCCCAGAATTGTCGCCAAGGTGTCTGTTCTGCGATTACGCAATCCATGAACAAATTGTTGCGTTGGCAAAAACGCTTTGCTACTGACAACGCTGGCAAGTCGATACCGGCAACTTTGGCAAAGCGTCCGATTCCATCAACACCATCAATAATTGTGTCCAGAAAAATATCTGGTGCATAACTGCTGGCGCCGTCTGGATCTGTTGGATACGTGCCATCATCTCGAAGGCGGCGTACCAACCGTCCTTGGGTGGCAAATGCGGTAATCGAACGGAGATCCTGTACGCCTTGGCCGCTATAAGCGTTGAAGCCAAGCAAACTAAGGTTGTTATAGAGCTGTGGATAGATGGAAAGCGCTTCTAACCGTTGCTCGGTGACGGCTTTGATTTCAATCTCGGGGCCGTTATCAAAACTGAACTGCAGTTGAGTATCGGAGCGAGTAGAAAATAAACTCCACTCGTCAATCTGTGATGGGTTGACGTTGAGTGGGGGCAGGTTAAAGTCACGGGGCTTGAGCGTGCCGACGAAGCTGAATAGAGTGCCGTCTGCATTGGCGATGGTTTGAAAGTCACCGCTGTTTTCGATGTAGGCAAAATCAGTGAAGCCGTGCTCGCGCATTTCTGATGCGGTTTCGGCAATTGCTTCAAACTTGAACTGCCAGTTGCCATTGTTATCAGCAGCGCGGAACTTGAGCGAGATATAGTTATCGACATCAGTGCCACGGCGGATTCCGAAGATACGGTTGACGCGAATCCAAGTGCCGCCGGTCCGGCGATAGTAGACCGCAAACAGTGCCACGCGCATCTTAGTGCCATTGTCGCTGGTTTTGAAGGTTGGTTCCTTTTTCTCGCCGTATTTTTTAGCCCGACCATTGACCCGCTTGAAGACTTTGGCCTTTAGTGCAAAATCAATCACCGCTGCAGACGTGATCGTTTCGTATGCGGCATCTTCGACCTTAACCAAGCATTTGGTATTGAAGTAGTCGTTGAATTTTTCAGGGTTGTCGAGGATTGCTTGCTGCCGGTCAATCTCGGTCTGTTTGGCGTTAATTTGCGTCTGCAATTGAGCGTTGCGCGTTGATTCAGCAACAGTATCGCGCCCCCCACCACTGGTACTGACATTGCCGGCAGCCAGTGAAACCATTTGTTTGCGTAAACCTTCAATGTCACGCAGGCGTTGCTTGCGTGTTTTCTTAAAATCACCGTCAAAGTAGTCAATAAACTGACCCCTAAGAGTCTGCTCCAGTGTTTTAATCTTTCTATTGATTTGCTCACGCAATTTTCGATCTGCTTTAGTATCGCGTAGGCCTTCTAACTCATTTTCTAACGCATCAATCTGTGCAATCGTACTGTTTATATTGGAGGGCAGCAGTGGATTCTGTTGAATTTCGCTAAGATTTTTGGTTTTGCTGCCATTCTCTTCAAAATCAACCAGTAGATCAAGCTGCGCCTGAATCTGCGCCAGTTGGTTGTCTAATTGCGGTTCAATATTTTGCGTAACAACATTGGTTGGCAAATAAATCGGCGGGTTTGCGGTTATTTGTGTTTGAATTGTGGTTATCTCGGTCTGCAATTGTAGGATTGCATTATTAATCTCTTCCTCGTTTTGCTTATAGTCGGTAGTTTCATAATCCTCCTCGGGACACGAACCCTGTTCGATGCATTCAAACGTTACCGAAATGTCGCCAGCGTCGAGGTCGGCGCTGGTGATTGGTGCGGCAACTTTGAATTTGGCACTGCCTAACTTATAGGTGCTGGCAGCGTCGATAGTGCCAAATAATGTGCGGCGCAGCTCAGCAGCCGACTGAAACACATCTTTCTTCTGTTCTGCCGTAACCATTGACCGCGTAAATGTCATCGTGAATTGCACACCTAGGCTGATGACAGGTCGCTGCCCTGCAGTCGCCCAATACTGCTGGAGAAACGTGCTATCGATAGTGATACCAAGCGGCGCTTCTTGAATGCCCCCGTTGCTTGTACGATCAATTACATTGACATTGATTGGAATCGGCGAATAGACGCCCACCTTGGTCAGCGTCGATGGTGAAAATGCCTGACTGAATCCCTCGACGCGTTCCAGGCCTCGCGGCATAGCGCGATACACCAATGTATTTCCATCGGCATTATTGCGGCTTGGATCATTAGTATCGCCCTTTAGAACGTTCGAATAGCGGACATTGCCGATTGGGTTGAAATATGTCCAGGTCTTCTGTGCCGCGAACTGCCGGATTGGCGTCTGACCGAACGCCAGTCGTTCGGGATCTATTTGATTGATGCGGCCTGCGCCCAGCACCAGCATCATCTGCATAAATTGGCTGGAGCCATAGCTTTCGATCGCTGACCACACAAGAGAAGTTGCTACACGCACACCTCCAGTTTCATTGTCTGAAGTATTTGTATAGACAAGATTTACCGGATCACCGTATTTGGCAAGTTCTTGTGCGCTGTTGAAACCAATACGTGGGGCAAATGTTTGTTCTCTAGGTAGGCGTTTCCCTACACTAGGTTTGGGCATTAACAATGCCGATGCTACCTGCAGTATTAAACCAACAACAAACAACACGATGCTTACATCACCGCGTAGAGTTTCCAGACGCTGTTCGTCGGACTGGCTATAATCACGTTGCGCTGCTAAAAATTCAAGATATTCCTGTTCGGTAACACCCAATGCGCGGGCAAGATCATGCTCGTATGGCAGAAGTTTGCGGTTCATCGTTCCATCCAGAAGTACTTAGCAATCCCAGCGGGTAATTGTGCGTGTACAACACGACCGCCGGAGCTAATAAATATGGTGCCGGTGTTTGTTACGGCCCCTAAAGCCGCACCAGCGCTTCCAGGCAGCAATGCAACCGCTCCGGGTACTGCAACTTCCAGCTTACGCCCGTATCGCAACAACCACCGCAATATTTTTATACGCGGAAAATTTGCCTCGTTGTAATTCCCGTAAACCCATGCAAAACGATGGGAATAGTCGGGTAGCTCCATGCGTCGGCGGACCTCGCAGACAAGTTGAAAACAATCAGTCTTTCCGCTGTGATCGCGGGGACTGTGGCCCCAACCATACTCCAGTTCAATTAAATCGTTCATCGCAACATCAATTCAGAGTTAAGAGGAAGCGGTCCGACAAGATCACGGGTAAATGTACGGCCGGGAAATTGCGATCCAACGCTATCAATGGCGGAACGAAAACGTAGCTCTAGAGTTGTTTCACTAAAGCCAGCGCCAATGCCGACATAAAAATCAGTCAACGGAGGTGTGGTGATTTGATCGCTGGCATTTAGAAATGCGGTCGTTAGACGTAGTTCGCTGAGTCTGTTGCCTTCGCCTTCTTCCACTAAACGAAGCGCGAATTCGATGTTAGGGAATAAAACAACAAGTTGCTGATTGTCGCCATTCAAAGCTGCCAACGATCCTTCTGCTTGAAACGGTGCAAAAGCATAGGATTCACCTAAATATGTACTCGATTGGCCGATAAAATAATTTTGATACCGATGAACGATGTTATTTGCTGTTGTCAAACGTAAATAGTTAACGATGCGTATCATAGTAACTCTCCGACAAGCGTGACTTGCACGGTGCTTCTGTTGCCCGGTGCTACGGATGATACATCAGGAGGTGCTGCATATTCCCACCGGATTGTTGCCGTGGATTCTGCATAACCGCGTAATTCCGTACTCATGCCAGCAAATAATTCACTGGAAAGAGAAAAACGTTCAAAGCCGCCGCTGGTATCGTTGTAGTGTTTTAGAATTTGAGATGTTGTTGTATCAGGTATATTTCTGTATTCCAGCTGGAGTTCAAATCCGTAGGCGCGGTTGCCGAAATTGCGCTTGACCGTAGCGCCGGACAAAGCGCGATATACCTTGGTCGGAAACGTGCCTTGCTTAAAGCTACGTGCTGATGGTTTGATGCCGGGGAATGGAATAGACATCAGCGGATACCGATGCGGTTGCGGGTGGAGGGGCTTTGCTGCAGCCTATCTAAAGTCATGCTCATGCCCCGTTGAGCACCGTCACGAGAGGCTTGCTGGCGAGTTTGAGCCATGGCTTGCTCCAATTGCTCGCGACTGACATATTCAACACCGCCGATGGTCGTGGACTGGAAGCTCATGTTAAGCACGGGACTGCCATTTGCGCTACCGGGCGGACGGCCCATTGCCTCGCGCAAGCCAGTAGCTTGTACGCCGAGGCTGCCATCAGCGCCACGCTTGAGCGGCATGATCGCCTCGGGGCCAGCTTCGCCCATAAGGCCGGTGCGGGTGGTGCCACCATCAGCAAACGGGAATAGCGTGGGCGAGCTGACGACACCGCCACGAGCAAAAGGCTTAATGCCGCTTTGGGCAAACACTGCACCATCGGCGAATGCACCAGGGAATATCGAGCGCATGGCTGCATTCACGGCAAACTTAATCAGCATG